ATTTTCTAGAAGTGTTGCCTAATATTGAAAGGACAAGCCCTGTTATTCCTATTAAGGAAGTAAATCATAGTGATTTACTTTTAATCCATAAACCCTATAGCTATGAGTTTCCTTATGTTTCACTCGGGTAATATACCTATAATTGAAGAAGATGATATGAAGTTAGTAGAGTTAGTTATTAAGAACAACAATCAAGGAGGTTTTGATTGTTGTTTCTAATTCAGTAGTTACCTCTAGTATTGCCTCTGACCTTATGTACGGCCATATTGATGGGGTAAAGCTAAAGTGTTTGAACCAAGCACACAATAATAATTTTCTGATTATCATACCAGACGTATTTGTGAATATGGGGGTAGAGGGTGTTAATTTATACTTACTGACAATGTCTTATTCTTAAATGATGAAGGTACCCAAAAATTAGTCAGAGTAGGTTGTTACCAAGACGGTGACCAGGAGTTCCAAATGTCAGCCACTATGTAGACTAAAAGAAAAGGGCAGGAAATTACCTGCCCCCTTGACTGTGTGAATGCAATGATTATTTCTGGTCTGGTTCTTGAATCTTTGCTCTCTGTTTCAGGTAGAACTTGGTCTCTACAAATAGATATGGATAATACTTATCCTCCGGGTCATGTACTAATGTATAATCAACCCCTCTCACATTAGCCCTCATATAGTGTAACTTTCTCCAGGCTTCACTGTTCAGGTTTTTGATTACCTGTTCGAAAGAAGAAACAAAACCCATCCTCTTCCTGATGTATTGTTTCGGTGTTCCCAGTGTATCTCTAACTACTTCTTCGTAGAACATCTCTTCTACTACTCCACCGGCTGCATAGAACTGACCCGGTGTATAAACTTTTACTGCCATATAATTGTGATTAAGATTCCCAGATATCAAATGATTGGTCTTGGTTTGTTGTAACTACTAAATCGTAGTTTTCCCTCTTTACTCTAAGCTTGGAGTAGGTTATACCATATTTCTTGTAAATACCTACCTCAGTATCGGTTAGGATATTTTCTATATTACCCTTAAGTTTACCACTAAACTTCTGAGGACACCACCTTATCAAGGGGTTTATCTTTCCATAGATTTTGTCCACTATCAAGCTTGGAATATCTCCGTCCAGTATTACTTTCCCTATATAGGCATCCCACACGGGAATTTCTTTCTTCTCTTGGTCACTAACCCTCGGGAGAATTATCTCAGTGTTGATTCGTCTTCTTGCCATTTCTGAAGAGTACGTTGAATGTTAATATAAACAGCCCGGTTACTACTGCCGGACTTACCGCCCAGATAAGGAATAAAACTCCATACCTTACTGGATTACTGGCTTTCCCTAATGGAGTTTCCTTGATTACACTTATCAGGAAGATACAAAAAATAAACCCTAAAACATACATGATGAGTAGGGTATAACCAAACCAAGTTGGGGGAGTAGCTGTTAGCGTATTATACATGATATAATGATTAAGCAGGTGATGCAAATTATGAGTGTTTGTATGGCTTCTTTCTTACCCTTGGACCAAGATTCATTGCCTTCATATTCCTTGTCAAGCTCTTTCAAAGCTTTCCAAGCCATTCCACCGCTATATGCAGTGTAACTGAGTATGTTAACTATGGCCCAATGTAAGAGGAATCGTATCATATATCTCCGAGTTTTTCGAGGATACGGCTTATTTTAGCCGCTGCATACCTAATAATATTGGCATTTTCAATGCCTTTCTTATTGATAGCGGCTAATTTATCGATACCATGAGTTAAAGTTCTCTGAGCCGTCATAGTTTTGTACTTTTCTTCATCGAAAACTTCAATTTTGTACTTCGAATTTAGAGGATGAAGAGTTCTATCCATCTTGATACCATTCTCAAGGGTGTAAATTCCATTTTTCCTCTCCCTAATTGCCGTCTTTTCAAAGAAGGCAGGTCCTGTTACCAGTAGTAAATCTCCAACTTTCATAGGTTTTGTTATTATTTTATGCAATATAATATAGTTTTCGCAAGACCTTCAGGTATATATTATATAAATCTATTTTCAATGAATGTTTTAGGTGTATGTGGAGCTCAAGGAGCTCTATTATTCGAGTTTAAAGAGCATCTTATAGCCAATGTAGAGCCAAGAGCAGTATTTCACTCCAAAAAAGAGGAGCAATGGAAGCTCAATTTTGGCAATATACCGTTTGTAAGGAGCCTTGAAGAGGTCAAAAACACCCAAATTGACCTAATACTCGGTTCTCCCTCATGTGGTCATAGCTCTGTATTCTCCTATTCGAGAAAAAAATCCTTGGGAAAACCCCGGGAGGATGTCACCCTTAATTTATATCTTTCCAGTATAAAGAAGTTCAAACCCTCAATATTTATGCTGGAGAACCTCCCTAAGCTTCTAGATTTTATTCCTATCGGGGAATGGGAGCATAATTTACCCGATTATAAATTTATAGTTCACTGTCACTCCGTTTCGGTATTCGGTAATTCCCAACAAAGTAGGAAACGTATGGTATTGATAGGGGTGCGTAAAGATTCTAAAGTTAATCCCGACCTCTTTACTCATACTTTTCAAGTCACTAAGCCTAAAAATCTATGTGAATTGAAGAAAGAAGTACGTAGAGATATAAATTACAGAGAAGCGGATGATAAGAAGTTGGCAATGTACCATTATGCAGATAAGTCAAAAACTACTCTAACTGTAGCTCAAGTGAGAAAGTTATGGAAAACAGAGTTTAAGAATGACTACAAATGGCCAATGAGAACCCAGAAGATGAAGACTCTTCCTGGGGTATACCGTAATAGAAAAAGAAGTTATCCCTTAACCGTTAGACCATCTTCAAGGCAATTCAATCCTCATGGAAGGATTATGGGCCTTGAAGAGTATAGGGTTATAATGGGCTTTCCTAAAAACTTTAAGGTATCCTTCGATAAGGCTAATCCAACCTACTGGTTAAATAAGGGAAGGAATACCTTAACCAAGGGGACTGTATATGAAATCTCACTATGGATTAAGACTTGTCTGAAGAAAGCGGATCTGATTTGAAATCTTTGTACATTTGTTTCAATTTATTATTTATCTCGACCTGCTTAGCTTTAAGCCTTAATCTCTTTATAGTAATGATAGTATACTTAGCTTTCAATTCTTTAACCTCGGGTAAATCCCTAAACTTAATTGCCTTTTGCATAACTAAAAGATTTATGAACCAATAGATTCCCAAAACTCTTTAGGGTAGCCTCCTTATATACGTATGCGTAATACGTGTACAGCCCATGTGATAATAGATATACATTAAAAGTATATCTATATATCTATATACGTATATGATATCGTCTATAGCTAAAGCTATATCTACTTTTTAAGGTAATGAAAAAGAACAAAAACAACAAATACCGAAAATGAAAAATGTAATCCTGATCTTAATCCTTATATTTATGGCCTTAACCATATTCTGGCTATGGAACCGAAACTCGGAATTAAAAGAAGGTATTAAAAATTCTACTGAGCAACCTGATACGGTTTGGGTTAATAAACCTTTTACAGCAAAGGTAGAATTTCCAAATTTTAAGTTGCCCAAGATGGTATTCCTCTATCAGATAGATTCAGTACCTATTGAACGTATTGAATATGTTGATAGAGTAGTTACTATCATTCAGAAAGATTCAACCAAGATTGAATACAATGAGTTATTTCTAACTAACTATCCAAAGGCTCCAAAGTTATTGCAGATACTTTCAAATCGAGATAAGCTATCTATCACTACATTCAATACAGACTGTAGATCAGCTACAGAAGAATATACAGTCAACTATTCTCGATATCAGTATAATTACCTGGATGGAAAATTAACCTATAAGAAGACACCTTTCCTTAAAAGATTCAATCCCGTGATTCAATATACCTTACGACCAGTACATAACTTCCATGATTTAGATTTAGGCCTAAAGTACAATACCAGTAAATTTAATTATGAGGCCGGGTTGAATATCAACTATTATCCCAAACTTCGGGATAATTTAGGTCTCGACCCATACCTAAGAATTTCATACAATTTCTAACATGGCAAGAAAAAAGACCTTAGTTGAAGATGCCAGTCTTACACCCGAACAACTTAAGACCTTGGTTCGGGTGATGAAAGACCCGTTCTTCTTCTCTACTTTCTGCTACGTGATTAATCCCGTATTGGGTATGGTAAAGTTCCTTCTCTATCCTTTTCAGAAGGCAGTTCTTTACCAATTCATGCTCAATAGGTTCAATATCATCCTAAAGTTCCGTCAGGCTGGTATTACTGAGCTAATCTCTCTCTACTGTCTCTGGTTAGCAATGTATCATCCTAACAAGAGGATAAATATTATCTCAATCAAGGACACCGTAGCAAAGAAGGTACTGAAGAAGATTAAGTTCCTGTACAAGAACCTTCCTTCATATCTGCAAGAGCCAATTATAAATGGTCGTGCAGGAGAGTTTGGTTCTGTATCAACTATAGAGTTTGCAAATGGTTCAGTTATTGAATCTATACCAACATCTGACCAAGCTGGTCGTTCTGAATCTTTGTCGTTGTTAGTAATTGATGAGGCAGCTATTGTTAGGTGGG